TAAAGACGGGATCCGGCGCGGATCATTCGATCCGGCCGTATCTCTGTATAAACATGTGATGCTTGTATTCCGTTCCGCCGGTCTGCCAGATGTCCGACAGATACGCGCCGAACTCCAGGAACCCGTCCGCCGTTCTGGCAATGCCGGAGATCCATACGTCCATATCCTCCGTTTCCTCGCCGTAGGCATTCCACGCCCGGTAATTCTTCGCCGTGTGTGCCTCCGCGCTTACGATCTCCAGGCAGTAGTCGCCCGTTTCCTTTAAAGCCTCACGGGCGGCATATTCTGCCCACCCCTTTGGCGTCTCCTCATCATTTTCCTTTTCTGCCCGTATCACAGCTTTCGCCCTGTCCAGGTCATCCAGGGTGTACAGGTTCCGGTATTTCTCCTCTAATCTCACTTTCATGCTATCTCCTCCATTCTTTTTACAACCTCCGCCAGCTTACGGCGGCACCATTCTATGTCTTCCCTGTCCTCCGGATCCTCTGAGTCGTACGTTTCCAGCTCTGCCAGGATCCGGCTTTTCTGTTCTTCCAGTTTGCGGAGACGTTCCGCTCGCTTTACGGGATCCGCTTTCACGCGTTCGATCCATTCCGCGCGTTCCGCCTCTCTGTTTTTCCTATCCTCGGCGGCTTGCTTTTCCGCCTCTGAGGCCGTCAGGCTGAACCGGATACATCCGCACCCGTTCAACGGTGACCAGCTCATGGATACCGCGCGCCCGTTCCACTGGTAAGCGTAGAACGTGTGTTTTCCGGCGCCGGTGGCTGTTTCATGTCTGCCGGTGTGTTCTTCCATATTCCGAACACAGACGGCAGTTTGACGTTGTGTCAACCATGCCGGAGACGTTCCCACCCTCCCAAAAATGGAGGGCAGAAAAACGCTGTCGAACCAATTGTTACCCATTCCTAGTACCTCCAAAAATTCCGCTTTCCAGCTTTTACAACCACCAGCCAGCGCGGGGCATAGTCGGCAGCCGTCCGCTTTTGTTGCGGAGATCCGGCGGAGGGTAAAGCCTCCGCCTTTTGTCGCTTCAGATATGGCGCGTGTTCTCCGCGCTTTCGACTACCTCCACCAGCTCACCATACAGGGGATCCGCGGCGGCCTTGTAGTCGCTGCCATGTTCTACGAAAAGCACATGCCGGAGATCCTGACAGGCGCGGCATGTATCGCAGTGCTGGTTCCCGTCTATGCAGCACCGGCAAATGTGCGTCTCAATGCCGGCGGCCCGGAGTGCGCGGTACACTTTCAGCACATAGTCAATGTGGCCATAGTTCAGGCCGAAACCAGGAACAAGGCTTTTCACGATGTTAAAGCCCTCCACATCATCGAAGGCGTCCTCGGCGGCCTTGTTTTTGGTATAGGCCCACATCCTGGTATTCGGGCAGGCCTCTTTTATGCGCTTCCACATCTCCACATATTCAGCGGAGAAAAAGTCGCCGGTGATATGCACCCTGACAAAAGCCAGGGCGCGGCCGTTCCGGCCCCAGTTGATCTGCGCCGTTATGGCCTTTTCCAGCCACTCCGGGAAATACCGGGCGGCGTAGGTTCTCCAGGCGTTCGCATTGTACACAGACGCCATGGCGTAACGGCCGGCACACCCGTAACAATGGGCGCATTGCATGGGGCAGGTGCCTTTCATAACGGTTTTTTCACCGTTAAAGGTTACTTCCCACTGTTTCGTACCGGCCAGGGTAGACCATGAAAAGCAGTGTGTTTTGCTGCCCCATGTAAGCGGCAGTCGCACCCACTGGCCCCAGGGTGCCAGGATCTTTTGATCCTTTGCCCTGTATTCGATCCCATAGGTGGCAAAGAATGCCTTTTTGCTCATTTTCATTGCTTGTAGCTGTTGTTTACGCGGTGCAGCATCCGCGGTGAAATGGTTTTTATGTGACTATTTCCACCGGTTATAATCTGACATTAAATGAGGGGCGCCCCTACTACTTGCTACCCTTTCAGGCTTTACGCTTTTGCCCGGCGGCGTGTCCCTCATAGCTTGCCATATAACCGGCAGCCTATAACCACACAAAAGGCGGTGAAAAGAAATCTTTTCATCCGGCCTATAACGTGGTACAATACTATTGATTGATGAGTTATGGTTTTGAGACCTTGTGAAAGTCTGTTATTCAGTTGTCAAGGATCACGTAGGCGGCCCGCTGGCCTATTGTCTATATGGTTTCGTGCTAGGTTGTTCAGGCGGTAGAGTGACCACCCGAAAATGAACCGGCCTGAATCGGCCCGCCCCGAATGGAGCTTTGAAGAAATAGGCTTGCGCCCTTGCTATGGTCAAAGAATAGCATAGGTTAACCTATCCCGTCAATAGGTAAATCTATACAAAAATAGGTTTACCTATTTGTGCAATTTTGCTAGTAGGCGGAAAAGCTTCTATATAATGCAAAAATGGAGGTTGATACAATGGCATACAATGCGGAGGCGCAAAAGCGATACAATGCAAAAGGGGCGGTTTTTGCGGTAAAATACACACCGGCGGAAAAGCCGGAGGCCGACAAACTAAAGGCATACCTGGCCTATAAAGGAACGACAGCGAACGCCTATATAAAAGCATTGATCCGGGCCGACTTGTTGAAGTGGGATCCGAACACACCGGCGGAGGGCAGCCAGGCCGATCATATATAGTTAGTATTATCTAACTTTATCGGCTCCCGTGCCGGTCCCTTGGTAGGCATTGGAAAAGTTATATGTGTTTAACTCTGCCACTGGTGGATCACCGGATCTGGACAGATTGTTATATATATCTAACTTATGAACCGGATCACCTGGCCAGTGTCAGACATAGTATTGAATACTACTTGTAATCGTATGTCATACGTTGTAGCATAGTACAATATATTATATACGCCCCTGGCCAGGATCATCACCGGCAGCATAGCAACGTGGTATTATATACTATGTATTGCAATGCATTGTCATGTCATATGGTATTGGATACTATGTTAATTAGTTGTCTTTAACTTACTGGATCCTGGCTGCCGCCTGGCCACTTGTAAACCGGCCGGAGATTAACCGCGGCCGGAGATCATGCGGAAAAGGAACGCGCCCCGCGCGCCCTATATAGAAAGAACGCCACCAGGCGTGCATTGATCGAATTGTATATGCATTAAACACAATATGTGCAAATGGATCAACTATGTGATAATTGATCAGAATTGTATAATGGCGAAAAGATGAGAAAATGAGAGAAAAATGCAGGAAAATAAAGGAAAGTAAAGGATTTGAGAGGATCGAGGTGGATGATTGAATTTTCAGAGCTTTAGACACAATTTAACCTAGTTTTTCGAGACTAATTTTTACCGCGGTACCACTTTACCTTACGAAAAACGTTTTGACCTTTTTACATTTTGCCAAAACGTTTATACCACAACAGACCTGAAAAGCTAATATTCTGACAACGGGGTAGGTTTACATCAAATTGTATATACAATTCACTGATCTACCGGGCATGGGTTTATTTCACTCTCCTCCCCAAAAATCCCCCTAAATCTTCCCTTCAAACCTTTAAAAACCCACACTTTAAACATTACCGTTTTACCAGTAAATGAATATTATTTTAATTAAAATCCTATAAAATAAGATTTTTCCACCGAATTCCCTTTTAGAGGGAATTTTTTATTTTCAAGTATTATCGAATCTTTTTTCTTTACAGGTAGCGTAAGCGTATTCTTTTTCTCGCCGGAAGGCGACAGACGAACCCTGGAGGATATGCGAGTGACACTGCCAATCATGTCGAATAGACCATCTAAAATCTTTAAAATTATTTTTAGCACGTTTTGAATACCTTTCTTTTAGGGACACCCCTTTTAAAGTATTGAATTTTCGAACTTTTTTACCTCGTTTTAGCAAGTTTGCATTTCAGAACGGGGCGTCCCGTCCAACTTCAAAATCATCTCCAAAGTATTTACTTTATAGGATATTTCTACATTTTCCACTTAGCATTTTTTAACAAATAAATTTGCTAAACAAAACGGAGAATATATATTAGGCGCGAATGGAAAGGAGGCGCGCCAAAAACGTGCTGGAATTCTTAGTATAAAGGAGAATAAAATATGGAATTTAACTGTGATGTAAAAATAGTTGACATGATTATGGGGTCGGGCAAGTCATCCGCCGCGATCAACTACATGAACTCTGCCACTGACGAGGAGAAGTTTCTATACATTACGCCTTTAAAGGATGAGATCCGAAGGATCATTAATGGATGCTCCGGCAAAAAGTTTGTGGAGCCTTCGGATGAAAAGTTTGGGACGAAGCTGCGTTCCATTAAGTATGACCTGTCCCATGGGCGGAACATTGCCTCTACCCATGCCCTCTTCCACCTCTTTGATGAGGAGACGATAGACATCTGTAGGACTCAGGGTTACACCCTCATCATGGATGAGGTTACGGACGTAGTGGAACCCTACGAAATATCTAAGGCTGACCTGAACCTTCTCATGGAGAAATATGTCTATGTAGAGGAAGGAACGAATCTGTTGAGATGGCGTATTGACGCCGATGACTATACAGGCAAATTTTCCAGGGAGAAGCAGCTCTGTGAGATGGGATGTCTTGGAAGTTATAGCGGAAGCGTCATGGTGTGGCTCTTTCCGGTAAATACGTTCAATGCCTTTAAAAGCATCTACATCCTAACGTATATGTTTAATGCCCAGATTCAGAGATATTACTACGACTACTACTCTCTTCCTTACAGGTATATCTATGTAGAGGGCGACTCTGTGGAAAATTACAGGTTCACGGAGAAGAAGGTTTCACAGAAAATCTTCTATGACTATGCCTCCCTGATCCATATCTGTGACAATGAAAAGTTGAACGCTATAGGCGAACGGGAAACGGATTTAAGCAAATCATGGTTTATCCGTAATGGCAAGCCGGATTCTGTCGTGTTAAAGAATCTGAAGAATAACATCTATAACTACATAAGGAACGTTCGTGATGTTAAAGGAAAAGATATCATCTGGACTACCTTTAAGGATTTCAGAGATTCTCTTACAGGCGGAGGTTATTCCAGGGCGTTCCTCCCCAGTAACACACGGGCAATCAACAGTAAGAAGGATACAACAACGATCGTCTATGCGATCAACAAGTATCTGAACGCCTATGTGAAGAATTTCTTCGTTGTTAACGGCGTGGATGTTGACGAGGACGGATATGCGACATCGGAGATGCTGCAATTTATTTGGAGAAGCGCCATTCGGGAAGGAAAAGAGATTTGGATCTACATCCCCAGTAAGCGGATGCGGTATCTGTTGGAGAAGTGGATCCGTGAGAATCCGGTAAGCATCCCAGAAGATAATTAAGACGGAGAATATATATGTAGGGCGAACCAGCCAGCGCCTACACAATTTTTTATATAAAGGAAGGTATTTCAAATGAATATTACGAGAGAGATTAAACAATCCAGTAAGGGCGACCACAACAGGTTTTCAGGTTATGTATATGAAAGGGATTTTGATACAGAGTCACCAAGGTATCACCATATCAGCGATTATACCGGACGATGTTTGTCGTACTTTAAATTTGATAGTTCATGTGGGTTAGGAAAAAGGATGGTGGATAAATGGAGATGATTTCAAAAGAATTTTTTATACAGTGTATTAACGATGTAAAGGAATGTGAGGAGTACGCTGTCAAACTGAATGATTTCTTTAGGAAGAACAAAGTGGAGGGGTATATCTTCCAGCCTGATTGCTCCGCCACGGTCGTACGCCTCCTACATGAAATCTTCGGGAAGGCAGATGCGAATGACGATATTTCCTACTTCTGTTACGAGCTTGACTTCGGGAAAAGGTGGCAGAAGGGAATGATTAAGGATACCGTCAATGGCAAACAGGTGGATATTGATATGTCCAGTGCCGAAAAGCTCTACGACTACCTTGTCGCTAATACACAACAGGAAATGGAGTGATGTGTTATAGGCGAGTATGGATACAAGATAAAGATCATTGAGGCAAGTACGCTTCTGGAATTCAATGCCGGTGTGAGGGATCACTATGAATCCAGGGACGGCATGTTAACGAACAGCCTATTCCTTGATTTTTTAAAGGAAAAGAAATTAAGGGTCAGGAATGATGAGTCCACTACGGATGTCATTTGTTTGGAGTTTAACTACGGCACACGTTCTTATAGGAAGGAAGTCGATCACCTCCACTCTGTTGCCAATGATGCAAGGCATGAATACAACATCGCCAAGGCAAAGAATAATGAAGAAGAGATGGCGCGCTGCGAGAAGAAACGTGAAAAAGTGAATGAACTGTTGCGGACGGCCTATAAAAACAGGGACAAGTATGTAAAGCTTGCGAAGGACGATGTGCGGAAAAAGTGTTATGTGGATGGCGTGACGATAGAATATGTCCGAAAGAATGAGAATGGCGAGGTATGGAAGTCTGAGAAGATCCATTACAATATGCTCTTCCGTTCTACGGGCAAAGCCAAGAAGGGAGCTTGTATCTTCATCTGTGACAGGCTTTACAGACGGGCGAAGGACTTCCTGTATATGGGGATAAACCTTCCGAAGAAGAACGCCCCTATTGTGGAGATGTCTGCCTATGCCTCCCTATCCGCTTCCGGTATTATAGGCCGGGTGGTTATACATCCCGAGAATATCCTTGTCCTGGATGATGTGTCGCGGTTCTTTACAAGGGACGTTATCAGTGTCGAGACGGATGAGAATAAGCACTGTATCGCCAAGCCTATAAAGAACTATGACCTGTCAAACGAGATGTTTGATGGTCAGGCACTTCTTGATACGAAGGTGTTTACATCTTTTACAGGCGACAATGGCGAGTATGGGCGAGGGTATCTACTCTTGCGCCACCATTTCTGTAAGATGGCTGCCTTCCATGCGGATCTTCAGAAATTCTTTAAGGATTGGTGTGCGGAACACGGCAAGGATTATGAGACGTATACCGTAAACGATATGTTTGGGAATCCGCACAGGCTCTGTGACATAGAACTTGTTACGACTAATAACGCCATGAAGTGGTTAAAACTGGGGAAAACGTATGACTACTGGTGTAAGTGGGTGCATAAGAACGGCTGCCGGTTTGGAGTCGTGAAGACCTCCCATCCGAGTAAGCTTGGGGACGTACAGAGGATGTCGTATCAGATGGTGAACTCCCTTAACGAAAATACGATGGAGGAAGTCTGTCGCGGTACGGTTGAGTACATCGAGAAGTTAAAGGATAACGAAGGTACGTTCCTCCGGTATCTGAGGGATAACCAGAATTTCAGTAACGACTATGAGGTACTTATCGCCCTGTGCGACCACAATCCTTTGTTCATACAGAGCGAGTACTTCAGAAAAAGGAAATGGAAGATCATACAGAATTACGTTTTCAATGTGAAGACGGGGCGCATTTTACAGAATGCGGATAACTTAACGATTGTCGGATCGCCATATGCGATGTTATTATACGCGGCCTCCGGCAATAAAGATGACGTAGACCTGGATCCCACTTTTAGTAGGGAAGACGGGACGATCCAGTGTTATACGACAAGGTTTGACGATGGGGAGTATCTGGCCGGATTCCGCTCTCCCTTTAACGGCAAATACAATATGTCTTATATGCACAATGTGCATAGTGATCTGATGAAGAAGTATTTTTATTTTTCGGATCAGATTATCGCGGTAAATATGAATGGTACAGATTACCAGGCACGAAACAATGGCAGCGATCAGGACTCAGACTTTATGTATGTTACAAACCAACATACGATAGTCGATCATGCCAAAAAATGTTACGAAAAGTATGATACCATTGTAAACAATATACCGAAAGACACAAACACATACACCAGTTCATTAAGGGACTTTGCGATTATGGATGCTGCCTTGGCACGATCACAGATGGATATCGGCCAATCAAGCAACCTTGCCCAAATCGCCCAAACATATGCCTGTTCGTTTGGCGGTCAGAAGTACGAGGATTACGTTTGCATCCTCAGTGTGCTTGCCCAAGTGGCCATCGATTCTGCCAAGCGGACGTTTGACGTATCAATATCCCATGAGATAGAACGTGCGAAAAAAGACATGGACGTTCAGAATAATGGGTATCCGGCTTTTTGGGGAGTCGTAAAGAAGGGATTTGGCGAAAAGAAGATAAACAAGGACTTGAAGTGTCCTATGAATTATCTTGCCGATTTAAAGGTAAAGGAATTTCATCCTGACACTCCTACTCTGCCAATGGAGGATTTCTTTATCAAATTTGAAAACACAAATAATATGAAGAAGAATTACAGAGTGGAACGGATGATCGAAAAATATTCGCTTCATATGTTTAACTCTGTTACGTCTGATACAGACAGGGACTACGGGAATGATGATTATTTTCTGTTAAGGGACGATTTCGATTCGCTAATACAGGATATCCGAAGCACATCACTGAGCCGGAACTACCTTGGCCTTATGTCGTGGCTGATAGACCGCGCCTTCGTACTGACAACGTACACAAAGAGAAATGCGTTTCAGATCAAGGCGAAAACCGCACAAAACAAAGCTCTCCTGTTAAAGGTTTTATATGAAGTAAGTCCCCGGAACCTACTGTTATGCTTCTCTAAAAACCTTAAAATATAATATTATGGGTAGACCTATGTGCATATGAGTACGGAATTTATAGCATAAAATCGGGATTTATCGGTTTTAAAGGACTCAACTCACTATGAGAATACGTTTTGTATTCTGGAAGAACCACATTATTCACCTTCCTTTCTGTTGTCAGTTATGACAAAATTCTTCCTACCATAGACACATCCCAGCAATTATTTCTGATAAAGGATATAGCCAATGACAAAATAGATAATTTGTTTTATCTTGGAATGCATTTTTTTTTGTGTCTAGTACAAAGACCTCCTTCGTGGGGTCTTTTTGTGTTTCTTCCTATTATATATGGCGTGTTTTCAAATATAGTTAAAAGGAGTTGATTATGTTTGATTCCAATCTCAAAGGATGAGGCGAAATATCTTCGCTCAAGGAATCGTGATCGTGACGTACATATTTCATCCGTTACGCATCACAACAGAAAACGTTATTTCTGTACGACATCCGAGAAGTCGATGAAGCTGCTTGCCGACTACAGGAATGACAAAGTAATTGGAACCTATACAGGAAATAATAGTTGAGAGGTGATTCATTATGGGATACAAAGTAAAAACTACTCTTCCGAAGGTAAGCAAGAAACGGAAGAATATTTCTATCACTGATGTAAAGGTAAGCGAATTACATTTTGTTGATGACACAGGTGATATTACAAAAGATATTCTGAAAGAGATTCCTGATGATGTAGAAACAATTAATTTCAAGATCTCTATCGATATTGATGAAGAGTAAGGTGGTGTTTCTCTATTTTTAATATTGAAGAAGAATTAAAGAAATACAACCTTACGAAAGAAGAATATGAAAATTTGTTAAAGGATTGCCACAAGAAGTCCTCCCGTATTACGGATGAGGATTGGAGCGAGATTGCCAACAGATACAAAATCCCCTGGAACAGCGACAGCCTACGCAAGGCATCGACCAGTATCCTTGGCGGATCCTTTGTATGGCAATACATGGAGGAAAAATACAAAAACCTTCCTATTAAAGATGAAGACGATTATATGGCGAAACTGTTGGCTACGAAACAGGAGATTCAAAAAGAAAAGCGGAAACTGTTCGATGAGCGACTTGACATCAACAGAAAACTCAACCTTACCGCCAGGTACGAAGAAGACTTGAAGACACTTTCGGACAAGCTCACTTCTATTGGCAAGGAACGTTATCTTGAAAATTCTTATGTTTCATATGATGAAACAGACGATAGCATGGTCGTGTGTTTGGCTGACCTGCATATAGGCGCTGCGTTCAAGAATGATTGCGGTTCGTATGATACCGGCATCGCAAGGGATTTGCTTGATGCGTATCTACAGAAAGTAGTCAATATTGGAAAACGCCACAACGTGTCCAAGGTTTATGTGATTGGTCTTGGCGATTTCATCTCCGGCTCTATCCACGCTTCTATCTCAAGGACGAACAAGGAGGATGTGATTGAACAGGTTAAACTGTGCTGCGAGATGATCTCCGATTTTGTATATGAAGTCTCACAGTATTTTTCTTATGTGGAAGTCCATTGCGTATCAGGCAACCATTCAAGGATGGCTAAGAAGGATGAGGCACTTACAGATGAGCGACTTGATATGCTTATCCCTTGGTTTATGTGTAAAATGTTCACAGATTCGTCCAGAATTTGTGTAATCACGGATGAGCCGGATACAACGATCTGTCACTTTGTCGTTAACGGACTTCATTACGTTGGCGTTCATGGCGACTATGACGGGACGAACGATACCTCCGTTGCCAAACTGTTTATGTGGCTGAATGGACTAGGCATCCGTCCTTATTGTATCCTTATGGGACACAAACACTTTCCAGCCATGACGGATGTGTCAGGTGTGAAAGTAGTTCAGACCGGTTCCCTTTGTGGGAGCGGTGATAATTTTACGAGAGAAAAGAGGTTAACAGGCGTACCTTCCCAAACGATCCTTATATGTAATAAGGAAGGAATTGAAGCTTGTTATCCTGTTGAATTAAAAATTTAGTTGAAAGGTTAAAGGATTAATTGATATGACTTATAAAGACTTTATAAAGACTATGGCTAAGAACGGCCATATCTCACAGACTACGACCAGAACTGCCATTGAAGCATTTTGCAAGACAGTTTCTGATTTACTGGTAGAAGGCGATTTTATCACGCTAAAGAATTTTGGTACGTTTGAAGATAGGCAGACCAAACCGCGTTTTATTAATTCTTTTGGAAAGACAAACGTAGAAGTCGTTCCGCATAATGTACCGAAGTTTAGGGTTAGCAAGGTACTTAGGGAAAGAGTAAAGGCGGGTGTATGATATGAAGATGTTATATTTTGATGACGGATACGATGTTGCCGAACGCATGACGGAGATTTTTAAGAAGAATCCCGATCAGAGAAGCATCAGCGCACTGGCTAGATATCATGTGGCCAGGGAAATCGTTGGCGGTCTTATCTTTGAAGGCTTTGAGATTGCGAATGTAGAAATCGAAGAAGAGATGATGAGCGGTTATGCCGATGAATTTATTGTCACTTTGGATGAATACGGCATTTGGTGTGAGAAGGCGAAACGTGATACCGGATACGTTTTTGTTGAAGGCGATACTTTGATCATCGCAAATGATTGCAACTCCGCTCTCCTCAAGAAATGTGAAGCCGATTCTATGTATGAGGCCGTTATTGGAGAGTCTGACGAGGATGACGAAGACGATGATTGTGAAGATTGCGATGGGTGTATTGAATTCGAAATAGACAATGATGGTTTTGAGAGAATCATAGGTCACGCAATTGGCAGGATGTTTGGTATCTTTTAATATAGGGGCAAAACGCCCCTATATTTTTTATATGGAGGGTTTATGGCAAGTAATTCAAAAACGCCTGGCCTCAAACCAAAGCCTGTCCGAATCGTCCGCCAGCGTCAGACGATGTACAAATGCATCCGATGCGGTAAAGACTATAATACACTGAACCAGTTTGCCTATGCTGCCAGTAACCTGTACGAGGGATGGGAACATCACTTCCCTATCTGTCGTAATTGCATGAACGAGGTATTTGAGTACTACTACGATTATTACGAGAACGATGAAGAGCGCGCCATGCGTAGGGTATGTCAGATTTTTGATATCTACTACAATACGAAACTGATTGACATGTGCGCCCCGGTTGATAACCCGAAGGGATTCGTCTCGAAGTATATCCAAAAGGCAAACCTTATGCCTCATAAAGGAAAAACGTTTGATATTACTTTACAGGAAGAGAACGTGGATATCTTGAAGGATCTTCTCACGGTCGTTGACGAGGATGATGAAATCAACATCTCAAAGGCTGCGAGGGATCGTTGGGGCGTTGGCATCTTCACGCCCGATGACTATCCTATTCTTGAAGAACATTACAAGATGCTCAAGAAGAATAATCCAAATGCGGATAGTAATCAGGAGATATTCATCAAATCTCTTTGCCATCTGAATCTACTCATGATGAAAGCGTTAAAGGCCAGTAATCTTGATGGATACGCCAAGGCAAACAGTGAGTATACAAAAACGTTTAAACAGGCTGGACTAAAAACGGTTGAAGAAAAAGATAACAGTGTAAACGAGACGGTAGGCGTAACGCTTGCCGCCATCTCACAGTTTACGCCGGAGGAATTTTATAAAGATAAGAAGTTGTATGAAGACTACGACAAGATTGGTGAGTACTATGAGCGCCATGTATTACGTCCGATGAAAAATATCATGACCGGTTCAGAAGAACGTGATTCAAGATATTACGTTCCTGATGTACAGGACGAGGACGATTCAGATGAATGATCCCCGTTGTGATAAAAAGCAACTTGATCTTTATAAAAAATTCCCTTCAACACACTGGCTCAGTAATCCAAACAATGTAATCAATCTTCTTGCGTGGGCAACATTTTGGAGAAGGAACCTTCACAGGTTCGTTACTGACTATCTTCGCATCAAGCTATATCCGTATCAGGAGTTGGCGATATACCTTATGGGTATCAATAACTTTATTTGTATAGTGGCAAGCCGAAATGATGCAAAGTCGTTCCTGATTGCGCTATATGCGTGTTGTCGATGTATATTGTACCCTGGTACAAAATTTGCCATTGGTTCTTCGACCAAGGGACAGGCACGGCTAATTGTTACAGATAAGATACAAGGGGAACTAATGGAATGGTCGCCACAACTACGTGCCGAAATTTCAGATATCCGTACGACACTGAATGAAACATTCGTTAAGTTTAAGAACGGTTCTATTATAAAGGTGTTTACGGCAAATGAAAACGCACGAGGTATGCGATCCCATAATGCTTGTAGAGAAGAGTTTCGTATGATCGATAAGCGTATAGAGGACTCTGTTATTTCTCCGTTTCAGACGGTGCGTAACCAGCCTTATATGCTTGACTCCTTCTACGGTGAGAACCCTGTCCTACAGGAAGACCCTGTCGATATCTACATTTCGAGTAGCTATATTGACAACGGTCAGGTATGGATGTGGGATATAGTTGATCAGGCCATTGACGGAATGTTGAATTCACATGGGTATGTGTTCCTTGCGTTTGACGAAAGCATCACTCTCTTACACCATCTGAAGACAAAGAAACAGATGATACGTGAAAAACAGAAACAGGATCCGATTACGTGGAAAACGGAATTTCTGAATTTACGTGTAAAAGATTCTCTGTCTTCCTATTTCACGTATTCCATGTTGATGGCAAGGCAGGTATTGCGCCATGTCTTCTATCCGAGGAATGCGATGGATGTAAAGTCAAAGCGTAGAAACAAATACGGTATTCCAAAACAGGATAATGAGGTGCGTGTAATTTCAAGTGATATTGCCTTCGTTGCCGGACACAAGAACGATAATTCGGTTTACTCTTGTATGAGAGGCATCCCGGAGTCAATGACATTCACTGGCGAGGATGGCATTATTGAAATTAAAAACGGCTATCACAGACAAGTCCCGTATATGGAATCTAATCAGATGGGCGATACGACTTTACAGGCTATCCGTATCAGACAGTTGTACGAGGATTTCAATGCCGATTATATCGTTATAGATGCGCGATCTGGGGGTGGAGATATTTACGCCCTCCCATAGGGAAACCTATGGGTAATAAAAAGCGGAAAAAAACTGGAAGGCTGAAATGCCGATCAGGCCGGAAGTATATGTGTAAAAGCATATACACGGGCAACGCATAGACGGTGAAACTAAATTAGAATATAATCCGTCCACGAGTCCGCTTTGCCTAAAACTTAAAGTCATGGCAAAAAGATATGCTGAACTGCCAGGAATCGAAACTGGTAGAATTATAGGATAAAAAGCCTATAAGATAACAATTTGGTAAATATAGTCTATGCTCTTCAGAAGGTTTTATATGATGAAGAGCGTGGAATTGAGTATGCGCCTTTGAAATGCATGAATAATGATGAGTACGCAAAGATGTGTCAAGATCCTGGGGCAAAACCGTGCATCTATGCGATTACGGCCACTCAGAATCTGAACAGTGATATTGCCATTGCCTTCAGACGAAATCTGATTGAGGGCAAGATAGACTTCCTCGTTAACTTCAATACGGCTAAAGAAGACATCCTCTCCTTTAATGAAGACTATGTCAATGAAGATGATATAGACAAACAGGTTGAGTACGAAAGGCCTTTCCTTGAGACTCAGGCAATGATAAGCGAATGTGCGGAGCTTCAATATGAGAAGACGAACACAGGCGCTATTAAAATACATGAAAGAGGTACGAACCGCAAGGATAGATATACCAGTGTATCCTATGGTTCTTATTTTATTGATCAGTTGGAGCTTGACTTCTTAGGTTCTGACGATGATTATGACTTTTTAACTTTGGTTAACTAAGAAAGGGGGATCTAATGCCCAACAAAGATAATAGGGATATTTCTCCCGAAGTGCAACCGGTTGTCTCAGAGAATGAGGCAATCTCCTATTATAATGGAAACATTATTTTTGATTCGATTTTTAACTGTGGTGTTTACGATTATTTTAATAAAGAACAGATAGAGGATGTTATCCGTGATCCAATTGGCAATTACGATATCATGATTAAACTATCTGAGCTTGTTTACAATAAGTCGGGTGTTGTATCAAACAGTATCGACTATTGCGATGCCCTTATGACGCTTGACAGAATCGTGACATCCGATTCTAAAACACAAAAATCTAAAAATAATAAAGCATTGATGAAACAGGTTTTGAAAAAGATCAATGATAAGTCGTTCATTCGTGACGCTCTCTTCACGGAGATGCTGCACGGGACGGCTTTTTATTATTTTGAGACAACGGAATCTTCCCCTGACAGGAAAAAGTACATGAACGATTGGGAGGTTGAAGGAATCCATGAATTAAACGACATGGGTCTAAATGCCGACATCATCTCTCTTCCGTGGCAATATACAAAGATTGTCGGAAGAAAAAACGGACGTTTTGTTATCGCTTTTAATCTGAACTACTTCAATGACTTTAATGGCGAATCACTTGAACGGAAACTGAAGAAGTATCCGAAGGAAATCGTTAATGCCTATAACGCTAGAAAGAATCGTAACGATTCAAATAACTGGTATGTCATTGATTCAGATAAAACGATGTGCCGGAAGATCAAGTGCATGGACAGGGAACCCTGGGGACGCAGCCTTATTATCGCTGCCCTAATTGATGTTCTCTATCGTGATTACTGGATCGATACGAAACGCAACGTCCTTGATGATGTAAATAACCAGTTGATCTATGAAACCTTCCCGGAAGGTCGGGACAAAGGTTCCAGTGCATTGACGAAACAGCAACAGGAGAAGCAGCACAATACGGTCAAACAGGCCATCCAAAACAAGAATAACAAGGGTGGCAAAAGCTTCGTCTCTGTCTCCGCCGGTACGAAACTGGATTCGATAGACATCTCTACCGATATCTTTGATTCCGATTATGAAAAGAATCTGAACAACGATATCGCAACGGATCTTGGTGTGTCGGCTGCGCTTATTGGCGCTATGTCCACTGGTACTTATTCCGGTAACGTCAATAACCTTGAGATGATTACGGCTCAGTTGTATATGTGGGTATGCGAATGGGCAACGGAATTAAACCATGTAATCAATGCAAACATTATTAAAGATTCAAGGAATAAAGCGGAAGTGTACTACTTCCCCACTTCTTTTGTTAATAAGAAGAATTTCTTTGAAATGATGAAAACACTGTATACGGATGCTGCCGGTTCTCTCACGTTCCTGATATCGGCATCCGGCGTTGATCCTGATGTATATATGTCTGTCATGGACGATGAAATCGAGAGTAAGATTTTTGACAAGTATAAACCGCATCAAACATCTTTCACTCTCAGTTCCGGTGGAAACAGCTCCGGTGAAAACACTGGAGGCAGACCGACCGCGGAGAATCCAACAGAGAATACGGTGCGATCAAATAATCAGAATGGTAACGCCTTGCCGTCTCCTTCTGATAACAATTAAAGAATGGGGATACTCCCCTTCTATATAAAAACAAAAAAGGAGGAATGATAAAGATGGCTTCTTTTGAATTGTCTGAAGACAAGTATAAGAGTGGGCGAAGACCATTCAAAGCTATACTTTACGAGCTACAGCCTCCAGAGTCAGTTGTAAACGATGTAGGAACAAGGTTTAACAAGAACGGAATTACTTTTCTTGAGGAATATGCATCCAAACATTTGGATAGTATTAAGGATATGAGTGTTACTGTTTCTTTTCTTGATGATGACAGGACGATGATAAGCGATCATGGCGATACAGGTATCGTTGACGGTATGCCAGTATTTGATAATGCCACTGTTGTCGGACACTTCACGGAAGGATATATCGACAACTTTGAAATCAATGGCACGACAAAGCGGTGCGTATGCGGTAAAGGTGTTCTTGACGAGATGCGATATCCTGCCTTCATCAAAGAAATTGAAACGGAGTTAAACAATGGACACTCCATAGATGGAAGTATCGAAATCTACAAGTCAAAAGGTAATCAAGGGATTGTATATAAGAAAGGTTGGATTCCTGAAGGGAGGATCCCCGTAGACTTCATCCACTCCGGCTGGTCTATGGTGATGAACCCGGCTGACGTAAATTCTACATTGTTAGAACTAAATACTCAGAAAAAAGATGATAAGGAGGAAAACAGAATGACCGAACAGGAAATCATGAAAATCGTACAGGATGCGATTGGTGAGCTGAACACGGCTAAAGCCGATGCCGAGCAGAAGATCGCAGAAATGAATGAAACTGTTACTGAAAAAGATACTAAGATTTCTGAACTGGAATCGTCCGTGTCCGAGAAGGATACTGCGATTGCGGAAAAGGATACAAAGATCAGCGAACTTGAAGCAAAGATTACTGAACTGAACGGACAGATTGATGAGTACAAGAAGGAAAAGGCTCTCTCCGAACTGAATGATGCCCTCTCCGCTTACTCTGAAGACGAACAGAAGTTTGCCGAGAGCGAGATCAATGCTTATAAGGAGTCTCCGCTTGAGGGCGACCTTGAATCCATTAAGTCCAAGATTTGCGTGGGTATCGTTGAGAAACAGAAGGAAGAGGCGAAGATTGCCGAACAGAATTCTGCGAATGAGAAAGACGCTGAAGATATTTTCAGCGAGGTTAACGCTATTGACAAAGAAGATGTGGAAGATGACAACATCTTTTGATTTTACTTAATATAAGGAGGAAATGAACATGGTACGTTTCGAAAAGACGAATGTCCCCAACAATATTTACCTTTTTGAAGATGCTGTTGCCGCCGCCGATTATGTGAATGGTACTTTCGGTACCGTGGCAAATGGCAAGTTTACTGCCGGTGCTGGCACCAGTGTAATTATGCAGGTCGAGAAGGGTGATGACGCCTATAGCGATGACTTTAAGGTTCTGAAGGATGAGCATGTGCGTGTTGCCGATATGACCAAGGCTCCGGCCAACGAGATCATCAACATCACTAAGGCACAGCTTCCCACCACCTATGCAGTTGGCAACAAGCTTCAGGCAGCTGCCTCTGGTAAGCTTGCTGTTGCTTCTGGAACCGTCACTGGTGTTTCTTATGAGGTAATCGAAGTCACCCGTTATGGCGTCCGCGCGAAAGTTGTCGTTGCTGCGGCCGGTTGATTGATCGACTAATAAATTAAGGAGGTTAAAGATATGAACTATTCTTTTGAATTAAATAATGCACAGAATACGGCTACTCTTGCTTCCGGCAAGGTTAAGGAAAACTCTCCTGTTGTTGAGATTTTTACCTCTATGGTTAACGGCGAGGATCTTTCCAGGTTTGGTAAGAAGGCAGATGTAGCTGCTAAGTATATTAAGGAGCTTGGCGAAAAGGCTTCTTATGGTGATATGTCCGCTATGGCGGAACTGAATGAAATCCGTAAATTCTCCATTCAGCCTAGACTTCTGGCTGAGATGAGGCTGCTTGGCGTGTTTGGTTCCTATCAGCAACTTGGTTGGAACGAGAAGCCTGAGCTTGAGAAGATCCAGGTCGAGAACGCTCGTGCAGATATCCAGGCAGAGGGTCTTGATGTCTCCACTCCGTTCATTCGTAGAACGAAAGAGACTCTTACTCCCGTAACCGTGTCCGCTGGCCACAAGGTTAACTATCGTGAGATCGCTCTTGGGAACATGTACAATGAGAACCTTCTGGTCGGTGAAGTACAGAAGGCTATGAGAAACAAAGCTACTATGTATGTCATCGAGACAGTTTACAAGGCAATTGCCACTGCCGGTGGCGTGAAGTATTTCTATGAGCATGCAGGTCTTGTCAAGGATGACGTTGATGCGCTTCTGACCAAGATCCGTAGATATGGCAAGCCGAACGTAATGGGCGACTATGCCGTTCTTGCACAGTTCCTTCCGTGGATCGGTTATGCCGGTACTATCGGTGCTAACGCTATTACTGGTGTGTCTCAGAAGCTGCTTGACGAGATCGCTGATACCGGTCTTGTAGGTACTTACAATGGCGCTGTCCTGTCCGAGATCCCGAACGCCTATGACTTCAACAGAGTCAATGCGACCACGAACAACTACGAAACCATCCTTCCGGCTGGTCTTGCGTTTGTTGCTCCGACCGCTCCGGCTGACGGTGTTGCCGCTATCCAGCTCTTCAGCATTGGTGGTCTTACTTCCCTGAGTGGTAACGATGTCACCACTGGCGAACTGATGACCAGATTTGACCTGTCCGTTGCTGCCGGTGTTGCTCAGACGGATGCTATTGGTATTATCCATGATACCAATCTTGATACTCTTCAGTAATCATATTTAGTTTGTAATAGGTAGGAGGGTGGTTTACACCCTCCTATTTTAAGGAATTTTAAGATGAATGATGATGTTTTTTATTGTTACTCTAATCGATTACATGGATGGCTAAAAGCGCTCCATTTCTCATATATCGAAGAGGGTGTAAATGAGAATACAAACAAGAACTACTGGACTTACGTTAAGTCCCCGAAGCTTGATTCTGCCATCCTCTTGTATAACAGTTTGAAATACGCTTTTATTTGAAATGTAAAATTAGTTGAAAGGAAAAAATTACAATGTCTGTTGAATTAAATATGGATGAAAAAATTAACGTGGTGAATCTTGCTCCCTGGAATGTTGGTTTCAACAATAACACGACATCCGGCGCAACGAGGTTCTCCCCCAAGGCGCGTGTAAGGATGCGTAGGGAAGAGGTAATTGATCAGGTAAATGCCGGTAATAAACTTCTTGCCGGACTTGATAATTACGGCTCCCATGCAACCTTGTACATTGAAGACGAGCCTACAAGAAAATATCTTGAGTTTGATTCCGAAGACGGAAAACGTAAACAAAACGTTGTCTCTGACGAAAAAGTTCAAAAGTGGTTTGAGTTGAAGACACAGGCTGCTTTTGAGAAAAATGTCAAGGAAGGCGTTGTGACAATGGCAGAAAAGAGTTTTGTGCTTGATGCCATCAAACGTTTAAAGTTTGACTCGTATGAGAAGATCTCTTTCTGTCAGGAATATTGTAAATTCAGATTATTCTAAAGAGGTGGTTCTTATGGGATGTGATTGCAGCAATTTCGTGGATAAAACCACTGGTGATGATGTCATCCAAAGCTTCGAATCCAGCTTCCAGGATAAAATAGAACTGCCAGAGTCACTGGAAAAATTGTGGTTAAAGAAGGCCATTGCAAGGTATTCGGTTGAACTGGATCCGCTTACATACGACCCTGACTTCGATGAATTCAGTGATGCACTTGACCAGTACGCTATTGATACGTTGGCAAGCTACATGAAGCAATATTACATGGAGCGTGAAGTATCAAAGGTTAACAAGCGTGTTAGTATCGTTGGAAAAGATTTGAGTTATGATGGTACAGGAAATGCTAAGAAATACGCATCTCAAGAACTAACCTATTCTGAACATATTTCTTATGAAATGACAGATAACCAGAAGACACCGGCTTATAATTAAGGAGGTGCTTCATGAAAGAATGGTATCTGATCAATAGGCCGTCCACGACAAGCGGAGGCTTTGAGGACGAGTCGTTTAATAATTATAGGGAAGATGTTCTACTGGATATTCTTGACACGGAACTGGCAACAACTGTTACCATTTATAACTATGATCTTTCTGAATCAAGAGAGCAAAAGATTGTCATACAGGACAACGTTGCGAATACGCAGCTTGGTTCTATGCAACGGACTATTCTTGCGGAAGTTGGTACATTAAAATCTGGTGAGTATGTATTTTTTGAGGACGAGTATTGGCTTATCAATGGTCGCCCCGGAAACAACAAGGTTTATGAAAAAGCCGTAATAGTTGAATGCCAACATCTTCTTAAATGGCAGTTGGATGACGGACGTATCATAGAACGTTGGGCGAACTACTCTTCCGCTTCCAAGTACGATGTCGGTGAGCGAGGGAATTATGTCTTATATCTGAAAACAAATAACTATACAGTGCTTCTTCCTAACGATGAAGATGCGAGAACGCTTGATGGTAGGCGTGTTTTTATAGATTTGGACGATCCTCCGCACAAAGTATTCCGTATGACCCGTGACGATGATGTGTTGAATAACCATCATGGGCATGGAGGGATACTAAGCATGATTGCCGATAGAGATGAATATAATAAGGAAACGGATAATATTGAACTGGGTATATGCGATTATTTCGCGCCTGTTCTCCCTCCCGATGACCCAGGTGACGGAAGTGTAATTGTTGATTTGCACATTTCGCACAAAGGGACTAATTCGGTTATTGCCGGTGGAAATGCGAAGACGTTCTCTGTTTATGCTCTTACGTCTGACGGACAGGAGGCAGACCTGCGTTCTGTTAAATGGGAAGTAACGACTCTTCCTGAGAATGACGAATTTATAGAGTATGAAGTGCAGCCCGATAACTCAATTAAGATAAAAGCTTTGTATGATAAGTATATCGTAGGCACACAGTTTATGCTTACGGCAAAAGTTTACAGTTTGAAAACTTCAATTTATGTGAAGATAGGAGGTGGTATCTGATGGCATCTGGAGATGAAATTGTTGTATATAAAAATCGGATCATCAGAGACATTCTTCATAATGAAGAGAATCCACTTCTGAGCCAGGATATAGTCATGGCAATTGATGAGGATTTCGTTGGATGTGAGGACGAACTTCTCTATCGAAATATATATCCTTATACCCGTATCCCCACTACGGAGGACGAGGTAAAGGTTTATATAACTATGAAGGTCGATATGCCGAGGGTTTCCACGAAGAATTATTTCTTCAAAGACATGTTGATCTACATTAACGTTATCGTGCATCAGGAGGCAATGAAAATGCCTGATGAGTATAGCGCAACAAGAGCCGATTACATCGGTTCACTGATTAATAAAATCTTCAACCAAAATCCGAACTACGGAAATAAACCTCTTGAATATGTATCTGATGTTGAAAGTATTTTACTTGACAAGTATTTTGTCAGAACAATTCGTTTCTCTTGTGACGAATTGAATGCGGTGCGCTGTTGAGTAATTTCTACGTTGACGAATTCAGATATTGTATATGCGGTGAGGATTATGTGGTCAATGATTATATCACGATCCATAATCCAACTGTGGAAGAGGTTGAAAAGTATGGTGAAGAGAAGTACGTCAATTTGCTACACGCTTTCGTCAGACGGCCATATGATATCGCTGTCGAGTTGGATGATAAAGGAGTTGATTACCAAACACTGACAGATTGGGATCTGTTTCTTGATACAATCTATCTTTTGCCTAAAGATTACACCAGTATACTGTTTGGCGATTTGGATTTTTCAAATTTCAGGCCGTATACCGATGTAGAAAAAGGCATCAATATTTTGATTGACATCACAAATCCGCAACGTGTGATTGATGAGGTTATTTTCAAACACATGACGTTTTATCTGCGCTATGTGAACTATATTGATGAAAAGATAGAGTATGATATGGGTAATGAGATAGGAAAGAAATTCCTTTTAAAGAGAATGCGTAGAAAACAAAAGAAGATGCTCGATGATTATAAATCGGGTAAAATCAAAAAGCATTCTACGCTTGCCGGAATGATTAGATACTGTGTAAATAATCCTGGGTTCAAGTACGACTACGATGGAGTCATGAACCTAAAGATAACACAGTTATATGAGTCATATCATATGCTAACATACAACAACGACAGGGATCATGTAATCAATGGTATCTATAATGCTACTATTGATGTGTCTAAGATGAAAGACAAATCTATATTGAGTACAATTCCAGACCTACATAAGTAGGTCTTTTTTTAATTAAATTAATAAGGAGGGAAACGACATGAGTGTTACAACTGATAAGTATGTCATCCAAAATATGGAAATGCTTAGTTTCTTCAGCCTTGAAGATAACTCTTGCTATTTTATCGCAGATGATCTTCAGGAAGCGACCATGAGCAATGATAGTGAGCTTGTATACGCCGAGGGTCGTAATGGTGTTCGTCTGAGCGCTTCCGAGCGTAATAAGACTTCTAACATCACCGCTACCAACGGTACTATCGTTGAGGGTGCGCTTGCTGCACAGGTAGGCTCCGAGGTTGAAACGAAGACCATCACAATTCCGAATCAGTTCTTCGCAATTGAGACGGCAGATGGTGTATCTGTAGATATTGTCCAGAAGCCGATTGGCGAAGTAGGTAATGAGATTCCTTATATCTATAAGAAATCCAGTTCCGGCGGTATTGGTGAGAAGTATGCGATCAGTGCTTCGGCTTCCGCTACCACGTTTAAGTATGATCCGTCCACGAAGAAGATTACTCTTCCGACCGGTAAGTTTGCGGCTGGCGATACCGTATACATGTTCTACGACATCGAGGCTAAGAATGCAAAGGTCGTTGTGAACCAGGAGAACAAATTCTCCAAGACGGGTATGCTTGTTGCCGACATCTTTGCGAAGGATGTTTGTACCGATAAGTCCTACTATGGTAAGATCATCTACCATAAGGCAAAGGCGTCCGGTACGTTTGAGCTGTCCTTTGGTAATGATCCGTCCGTACAGAACCTTGAGTTTGAGGCTATGTCCGTTGGATGTGGTACTCAGAACAAGAGCCTGTGGACGCTGATTATCTATGATGGTGATGACGTCACTATCCTGTAAGGGGAATAATATTATAGGGGTTGTCGAAAGGCGACCCCTATATACTACAAAAGGTTAAAGGAGGCAAAGAATGCCGAAAGCAAATCATATATGTAAATACAGTAAGTGTAATCTTGGCCCGGGCGGTACGCCGAAAGCATACTACGCCTGTTCGTATTGCGATAGGTCTGAGTCTTGGAGGTCGATGGCCTGTTGCCGGGAGCATTACACTTTATATATCGAGGAGGTTCTTGCGAACCGTGAGAAGCCTACGGAAGAAGACATGCTTCCTAACAGAACCGATATGACGAATGACGAGGTTAAAGATCTCAAGGCAAAACCTGTTGAGGATGTAATCAAGGAGACGAAAGAGGAACTCAAGGATTATAAAGACGATCAGGGGAATCTTGATATCATGGAAGCGGTTGAGAAGGTCAACAAAGAGATCGATGGGAAAGAGAAAAGATTCAAAAAGAAATAATAGTGTGGTTAATATATTAGATGGGCGATGATTTCTAATGTGTTAATTCACATTTAGATTTTATCGCCCATTTTTTTGCATTTTGTTTAGAGAGGAAGGTGTATATGGGAAAGCCATTTTATGACTCTGAATACACGACCACATGGATAGCCGAACAACAGTATTTGGCATCGCATGGAGTTAAATATACATTTGTAAAAAAAGTAGATGGACTTACTACTTTTAAATATAAGAAGTGCAAGAAGCTGTTTGACACTCTTGCGAAATTTTATACTGGTTTGAATATTATAGATTGAGGTGTTAGTTATGAAGAGAGACGAAGTAATTAAATTTAGGGAAAAGTACACCGAGGATGATGTTGCACTTGCGACAGACCTTGTGGCGGAACTGGTAATTCATAAGGAGAACGATATTATCTACTACCATCCTTACTACTTGAACAGGGCAATCAAGATCGCTCTTGCCTGTTACTTTGTAGAGGGACTTGAGATTGACCTTGAGAATGATATTGTGTTTGATGTCATCGAGGCGGATAAGGAACTGAAGGAGCTTCTTGACGAAGTCCTCTATGCGGATGTAAGCTATCAGATTCGTGAGTACGCGAAGGATATTATTGATTTCAAGAAGGATCTGTATATCAATGATATATCCGATTTGAAGGAACGTCTGTTTAAATCTATCGAACAGGAACAAAAGCTTAACGAACTGTCTTATAAGATTGTAGAGCTTCAGACGAAGTATCTTACACAGGAAATTGATAACAACGAGAAGACATCCGAGATTATGGAAAAGTTTACACCAGACGAAATTGCGGAAATGAACAAGAAGCTTCTTTCCGGCGATTATGATACACAAAAGATTACCGATATGGTCGTATCTAAATATTTCCAAAGCGCAACGCACGAGGAGAAACTGAACGAACTAATCGATGAAAAGAATAAGAAAATCATCGAACTACAAAAGGATGTGGTGAAATGACATTTACAAGTTGGGGAGCACTTGAGGCTGGACTTCAGAACGAAATGATGCAGGCCATGCAAGAGGTTTCTAATATTGCGTATATGGATGTTGTAAAACATACATTAGAATACTATGGGGGTGGCACTCCTAAACAATACATCAGAACTGGTATGTTTGCTGCATCCCCGTTTCAGGAAGGTGTTTCCGGTGGTGGTAATTATCTTGAAACGAAAGTCGGTCGTGATGGCGGATATAGTTATAGTACTGGTATGATGCCGAGCGGTGAGACGGTGTTTGGTTGGGCGGAAACGCCATACCGTCTTGTAGGTACTCCTGGGACATGGGCGGCCACAGAAGCTGATATTGAAAACCATGTAGATATGATTTTCTCTGTTCATTTCAGGTGACGACATGACCAAATTATTGTCTTTAGACAGTTCTACATCCGCCACTGGATACTCGATTTTTGTTGGTGGGAAATATTCACGAAGCGGATGTATTGACTTACACGAAGAAGGAAAGTCCAGTGACCGTCTGCCTGTCATGATAAAAACGATCTATAATCTTATTGATAAAGAGAAACCGGAAATTATAGTTGCCGAGGAAATGGTCGTAACGAGAAACGCCCAGGCTGCGAGAATGCTCACGATGATTCTTGGTGCTATATATGGAAAATGTTTAAAAGACGGTATATTCTGGTTTGTGTTAAGACCAACCGAGTGGCGGTCGCTTGTAAAAGAAAAAGATGAAAAACTTCCGAGAAAAAGAGAAGAATTAAAACTCTGGAGTATCGGTAAAGTAAAAGAGTTATTCGGAGCCGAAGATGTCAGTGACGATATC